ATCATCATGGCATTAATAAAAATGATTAAGGTTAGATTCCCATCACTAAACATTTTGTTTTTAGATGAAATCTTCTCTTCTATTGACTCTGATGGTGTACACCATATAATTAACATACTTCATAATACAATACAAGATATAGGCCTTAATACCTTTGTTATTAATCACACAGTTTTACCAAGCGAATATTTTGATAAAAAGATTGAAATAACTAAAGATGGTGGCTTTAGCGAATTTAACATTGAATCTATTGGATAAATAGAATATAAACAAAGTCTAATAGATGTCAGCATATAACCAGGAATTTAATAAAGATAATACTATACTCAGATACCTAACTGTTGGTATGTTAGCTGAATTAAGTAAAAAGGTATACTTTTATAATCAAATAGATGAGGATACTTTAAAGAAAATTGAAGTACCTTTCTTTTATTCTATTTCTGGTAATGAGAGATTTCTTTTAGATAACTTTATGTTTGATGCTGAAAAGACAGGTAAAGCAATAGGTGATTATGAAGTAGTTCCTCGAGGAATAGTTCAAATGAATTCAATGTCTATTAGCGCCGATGAACAAACTAATAAGTTTACGCGAGCAGAATTTGTAAGAGAGTGGGATGGTGTGTTAAAGACATTTTCTTTAATGACTAACTTTTTACCAATAACTATAGGATTCAGCGTAACTATTATTTGTTCTGATAATTTAGAGATGTTAAAGGTTACTGAAGCCATTATGAGTAAATTATATAAAGGCACTTTATTTAATGTAGATTTAGGTATGTTCAGAGTTAATGCTTCAATGTCAGTGCCAGAGGATTATTCACAAGATAGGTTATTTGAATGGGGGCTTAATGACAAAAAAGAATTTCAGGTTACTTTTGAAATGGAATTAAAATCATTTATGCCAGTATTTGAAAGTGGTATTTTATTACCAGAGATTGATTTTATTACTAAAGAAGCATTAAAAGCCAATCCTAATGCATCAGGTGTTGGTCAACTTAGGTGTGATGATAGTGGAAATATGGGAATCTATTTCGGTGGCATATTCCAAACCTTTAAATTTAGTGATAATGATATAAGAGTTGCTCCGGTAACGGCAATGTATAGTAATAGTGGATTTAATAATACTACTGATGAAGAAGTAGGTGGGCCATTTGAAGAAAGAGAGATTGATTCATCACCTAAACCACTAGAAAGTAAACCCAGTAAGGTTTATCGTAATGCTAATAATGATGAAGGATAATTAACTCTAAGATCCTAGAATATATAAAACAAATCAAATTCTATAATATGGAAAAAGTTATTAAAGAAGGTCAGACACAAGTTTATATGGGCGGCGGAATAGATCGTCAATATGGTGTTAATACTGACGCACCTTACCTTAATACTCCACCACAGCAACTAATTGATATAGTTGGTGTTCTGTTTTCCCAAAGCGGTAAAACTAAATTGGATGGAAAAAATGGTAAAGTAGTAGAAGGTGGGCCGATGACAGACTCACAAGTTCTTACAATTCTGGTAGGAATGGGAACGCCTCAACAATTAGCAATGAGTGCTATTAACGCCTTTAAAGGAAATCAAATAGAAATTACAGAAAATAATAATAAACAAAAAAATCATAACGAAATGAAATTTACAATTGCTGAACTGCACGAAAATGTTATGAAGAGCATCGAAGCTTTAAAGGTAATGAATTCGGATAACTCCAGAGTTTCTTATACTGCTAACAATGCCCTCAACATTTTAGAAGAATCTCTCAAGGCATTCCCTATGAGATTTAAAAACGAAGAAACTGAAGTAATCAGTGAAGAGATAGAAAACAATGTAAACCCTATGCTTAAGTTTACAATTGCTAAACAACTTCACAGAGATTTAGCATCTTCAGATTGGATTAATCCAATAAGAGAATTAAGATCTTATATTACAGGAGCTTATACAGATACAAAATGGTCTTTTAGAATAGCCGAAGCAGTATCACGTACACAAACACAAAAAGGAAAAATGTTTGAAGGATTAGTAAATGATTTAGAAGGTTTATTAACTGAATCATCAGATTCTATAAAAGCTAAGTTTTCTTCTATTGCTGCAAAGAATCCATGGTCAATGGATTGTAAAGCTATTCTTAATGAAATGAAAGCAGAAGATAATAAAGCTTCTTCAAATGGAGGTGGACATATTTCTACAATTCTTTCACCAGTTTTAGAATCAGAAAATGGATTAACATTCCACTTACATGGAAAGAATTATAACTTTGATGGAAAGGCAATTACTGAAACTGAAGTTAAAGATGCTAGATTCTTTGATGTATTAGAAGGATTAGGAATGTTTAAGAATATGAATAATACTTTAGTTACTTTCGGTGAAGGTAATGACAGAACATTAGAATATAATTTAACTGAAGGTACTATTAAATTAGGAAATACTGATTTATCAAATGCTAGTATAATTGAATTAAAAGAATCTTTAATGGCTCTTAACTTTTTCGGTTATAGAAATCAATGGAAGATTGATAAAGTATGTAAATTCTTTGAATCTGTTGATCTTCTTGCTGAAATGGATAACTTTACAAATATTACTTCAAATGAATTTTCAAATTTATTTTTAACTATGATTAATGTCCAAGAAGGATTTTATGTAAATAAAGTTAATTCTGGAATGCACGTAAATGAAATGGTATTTGTATCTTCTGCAACTGAGACAGTTAAATTAGTTAAGGAATTTATTAACTATGACGCTTCTCCAATTTTATCAGAACAACTGATTGCTGAAAATAATGAAGTTGCTAAAGTTGAAAAGGAAAGATCTGATATTTCAGATAAAATTTCATTTTTAGAAGAAAAGAAAGCAAAGGTAAAAGAAGCTATTAATAAACTTGGCGAAACTGAGGAACTTACTGAAGCTATGAATCTGTTAGAAGAAGAAATTTCTAAGTTTGAAAAATCTTTACAAGAAACATATGACAAAGTTGTATTAGGTGGTAACAAAGGCGATAAGTCTAAAACACACGACGGAGAAGATTTTGAAGAAGAAGATGAAAAGAAAGAAGAAGCAGTAACAGAAAAAAAAAGTCGTAACGATTATTTAGACGATGGATTTGTTGAAGCTGAGATTGCTAAAAATGGTAACGGTCTTAAAAAAGGTATGGAAGTTATGGTAAGTGCTGAAGACTATACTTCTTTAGGTGATGATGACCAATTAGAATGTATTAACCCTAAAACTGGAAAATCTACAATTTGCCCAAAGAGCCAATTGAATGTTAAGATTTAATAACCCTTTATAATATAAAGAGCCGGTAGTAATAATAAACTATCGGCTTTTTTTGTATATAATAATAAATAAACATTTACAAATGGCAAGAAAAAGAAATTATCTCAACAACAGAGATCTTTTAGAAGAAATAATATTATCCAAAGAACAGGATGAGCTTACACCAAAGGCATTAGAGTTTTTAATGTTATTAGCTGATAAGTGTTCTAGAAAACTATCATATGCAAACCCAGACGATAGACAAGACTGTATAGCATCTGCTTATATGGATCTATTTAAATATTGGAGAAATTTTAATCCAGAAAAATCAACTAATGCGTTTGCTTATTTTACTGAAATATGTAAAAGAGGATTTGCAAAAGGGTGGAATAAACTACATCCTAGAAAATATGCAGGTACTGTTTCAATTAATGGTAGTGCTGATAGTGACGGCATATATACTATATAAATTTTAAATGAGCATTAAAAAGGTAAAACCTACTTCAAAGTCTGGATTTAAACAAGGGTATTATAATCCTATTAATCCACAAAAGTATATAGGCCCTCATCCTATCATATATAGAAGTAGCTGGGAACGTAAGTTTTGCCATTGGTGTGATCATAATGAACAAGTAATAAAGTGGGCTTCTGAACCTTTTTCCATAAAATACTTTAATATGTTGGATAGTAAGTTTCATAACTATTATCCAGATTTTTATATAAAAATGGATAAAGCTGGTATAATTGAAGAATATGTAGTAGAAATAAAACCTAAGGCTCAATTACAAAAACCTAAACCACCAAAAAGAAAAACAGCAAAGGCACTTAAAAATTTTAAACATGGATATGAAACTTATGTTAGAAACCTTTGTAAAACTGAAGCATTAAATAAAATGGCAAAACAGAGAAATTTTAAAGTAATGCTTTTAACAGAAGACTCAAAATTATTCTAATGGCAATAGTAGGATCCTTTCAAGAAGACTTAGATATTTACCTTGCAGATTATAAAGGTAGAACTGGTGCTTCTAAACAATCAGACAAAGACCTTAAAGGTATCGGTAGTATTGCAAAAGGATTATTAGATAACGGTAAGATGTATTCGTTTGAGTACTTTACACCAGACGAAACATTTTATGATACTTATCCTTTAGTATTAGGTTTAGGCAAAAGTGATAATGATCATCAATTAGGTTTAAACATCCACTACATTCCTTATGATTCTAGAATACCTTTTCTTTCTGATGTTTTTAAATCATTTAAAAGTACTATTGCTTCTGCAATAAATAAAGCACCAGGTAATCCTATAGCTCAACCTAGGTTAAGTGAATTTACCTATGATAATTTAAAAAAATCTCTAGGTAGAAAATATAATCTTACTTATGCAATTAGACAGTATAGATTAGATAGAATGAGAAAACCTAGAATGTTAGGATATGATGATTGGTATATAGGTGCTGTAAACAATCAAAATCATTTTTTTGGTGGAAATATTAATGAAGCGCAAGCATTATATTACAAGAATATATAAACAATAAAAGATAAAACAATATGGCAGGTTTTACTGATAGAAGAGGACCCTTAAGTACAGGTAATCCAGTAAGGAAGATTTTAAAGGATCTTTCTAATTTAGGCATGGCTTACGATGATATGATCATCCGTAATTCTCGTGCAGTAGGGTTTACAGAAAATCAAATGGGTTACCAATTTAATCCAATGGGTTCTGATGCTGATGATATGTATAGTGCATTTGCTGCATTATCATTAACAGATACTACAATGAAAAAGAATATCTCTATATTTGATAGAGATTATGAAAAGAAAAGAGATCAGCTTAGAGAATATGCAGTACAAGATGAAATAGAAGATATCCTAGATGTAATTACCGATGAGGCAATTGTATTTGATGAATCTAATTTTATGGCATATTCAAATTTTCATGGACATATTGCAAGTTCTATCGAAGATGAGATTGGTGATGTATATAATAACCTTTATAATTACTTTGGTTTTAATGATTCAGTTCAGCCATGGAATTATTTTAGAAAATGGTTAGTAGATGGATTCCTTGCTTTTGAGATAGTATATAATGATAAACAGACAGAGATTATAGGATTTAAAGAATTAGACCCTATTTCCTTAATGCCTGGTATAGATACTGACACTGGAAAGAAGCAATGGGTACAATATAAAGGACAGGGTGCTAAAGAGAGAAAGTTATGGGATTCACAAATCATATACCTTTCTTATTCACAAGTTAATTCACCAATGAGAATATCTTATGTTGAAAGATTAATAAGATCATTTAACCTTTTAAGAATTATGGAAACAACTAGAATTATCTGGGCTGTTTCTAATGCTTCATTTAAGACTCAATTTATTATACCTGTAGGTGGTAAATCTAAAACTAGAGCAAAACAATCATTAGCTTCATTAATGAACTCATATAGAGAAGTTGTAGATTTTAACCAAGAAAGTGGTGAAATTGTAACTAACGGAAAACCAATGATGCCTTTTAATAAAGAATATTGGTTACCTTCAAAAGACGGTGATTCACCAGAGATTAGTACAATTGGTGGGGATGGACCAGACTTAGGAGATACTGAATCTCTTAAATATTTTGCAGATAGATTAAAATTGGCTTCTAAGATTCCTTTCTCAAGATTTGATAAAGAAGGTGGAAATACTTATGATATGGATGCTAGCGGAATGCTAAGAGATGAAATTAAGTTTTCTAAATTTGTTGATCGCTTAAGATCTATATTCCAAGAAATACTCGTAAAGCCAATGTATCTTCAAATGTGTCTTAATCATCCAGAATTAAAAAACGATGTTTCATTTAAATCCGGTTTAGGATTAGATTTTGTTAAGGATAACGTCTTTGAAGAAATGAAAGAAATGGAATTACAAACGAAAAGAGTAGATTTTATAGGTAACCTAAAAACTCAATTAAGTACCATGACAGCAGAAATGGAGGAAATTCCATACTTCGATTTAGGATTCTTGGTTAAGAGATATGGCGGCTTTACTCGTGAAGATTTAAAGGCTAATGCTAGAGCAAAAGAAAGAGCTGATTTAGAGAAAGAAAAATACTCAGATGAAGATATTGAAAAGATCCTTTTAGGTGCCGATAAAGCAGATTTTAAACCAGAGAAGAAAGAAGGTGCAGCAGATGAAGATCCATTAGCAGACCTCTAATAAAAACTTTACAGAGATTGTAATATATAAATCAAATAACTACTAGAAAATGTCAGGAAAAAAATTATTAATTCTTGAAAGACAGAAATCAAATTTAGATATAACTACCGGTGAAGACGGTTCTGTTGTATTAGAGGGAGTATTTACCGAATTTGATGTTAAGAACAAGAATAACCGAATTTATGAGGAGAAAGAAGTAATGCCTCACATTAATGAATTACAAGAAAAGGTTAAGACCAATAAGCTTCTAGGTGAATTAGACCACCCAAAAGATTTTGATGTTAGTTTAGCTAATGTATCTCATGTTGTAGAATCTTTAGATTATGATAAAGATAAAAAACAAGTTATTGGTAAAATAAGATTATTAAATACTTCTAAAGGTAAAGAAGCGCAGGCTCTTATCAAAGATGGTATTCCTTTACATATTTCAAGTAGAGCTGCTGGTACAGTAGATGAAAATGGTAAAGTTAAAATTAAAAAGTTTTTTACTTATGATCTGGTTGCAGATCCTGGTTTTGAGAATGCAGAATTATCCAGAGTAAATGAATCTTTTGGCCTAAGTAATGATGATGGAATATTGATTTACGAAATGGAAGAAACTGAAAATAACAACGATAATAAAAAAGATCTAACAATGGAAAATAAAAACTATGTATCCGTCGAAGATTTTCAAAAGTATACTGAATATGTATCTGGAGTTCTAAGTAATGTTAAGGAATCTACTAATTCTAACAATGATGAGGTAATGGAAAAACTTATTAAGTACACCGAGCATATTGCAGAGAAAGTAAATCAGGTTACTGATTATGCTGAATACTTATCAGAAAACTTAGACAAAAATATTTCATACTCTGACTATTTAGCAGAGAATGTAAATTCAATTAAAGATTATGCTTCTTATTTAGCTGAAGAGCTTGATGGTAGTATTCAATATTCTGAGCATGTTGCTGAGATGGCTGACAAAGGAATTCAATATTCTAACTATGTTGCCGAAAACTTAGAAAAGAGTATCGATTATTCTGAATATGTAGCCGAGAAGGTTGATCAGAATATTGCTTATTCTGAATATCTTGGTGAAAATGTAGATAAGAGTATTAAATATTCTGAATACATTGCAGAGAATATAAATACTCCTAAAGCCGATTCTATTAATGAAGATACTGTTAATGAATACGGAATGAAGGAAGGTGCTATGCCAACAATGGAAGAAGTTTCAAAATGTATGGATGAAGGTATGACATACGAACAAGTTTGTGAAAAGTATCCAGATGCTGATAAAGGCAAATTAAAAGAAATGTGTGAATCGTGTGGTAAAACTCATGAGACTGTAGATTATAAAAATTCTATTGAAGAAAAATTAGAAAAGTTAATTGCAGCTGCTGAGGTTAAGAATGTATCTGAAATGCACTTTATGAATTTCTTAGGAGAATCTAAAAAGAATGAATTTAATTCTTTATCAACAGAGAAGCAAGCTATGATTGTAGAATCAATGAATGCTAAACCAATTATGTCAACTATACAAGCTGAAAATATTTGGGAATCTAATTTTATTGAAAAGAAAAGAGAATTAGATGTAGTTTCTGATATGCCAGAAAAATTTAAAGAAAAATGGAATAACCTTTCTGAATCAAGACAACATCAAATTATTTCTGAATCAAGGTTTCATCCTGTAAATAATCAATATGGAATTAATAACTTTTGGTCAACAAGAGATCTTAGAGATACTCAAATTGTAACAGAAGCTATTAACGAAAGTAAAACTGCTGCCGAGTCTGCAAATACAAAAGAGCCATTAATAAATGAATCTTTTAAAAACGACTTAGTAAACAAAATGAAATTCAGATTAGGTAGATAATCTAATCTAAAAGATATTAATCGAATGGTTAAGAAGAAAAGAACCGAGGCGATTAAATAAACGGAATTGAAAAATTCCACAAAAATGCGAAAAATAATTTTATAAAAATGTACGCAAATCAATTAATCAACGAGGCTGAGGTTCAAAAGACCTGGGGCCCTATCATTGAGGAAAGTACTGGTATCACTGAAAAAGCCAAGTTATCTTGGATGTCTAAGTATTGCCATTACCATAACCTTAATGAAAGTGTATATAATACTGTACACTTAAATCCAAACATGAATACTCAAGGTATGGGAGCAACTGCTTTTCCTAGTGATCCTACTACAATGAACAACTTTAACGGTGCTATGACTCCAGGTTCTGGAGATAGACCTTTTTCTTTGTTACCACTTGCAATGCAAGTAGCAGCTCAGACTGTAGGTTTAGACTTAGTACCAGTTGTACCAATGCAAGGTCCTATGGGAGTATTAACTTACCTAGACTTCGTATATGGTGGAGGTAGAACAACTCAAGCTGGTGGAATAGACGGAAACTCTGCTCCATTATTAATTAAAGCTCCACTAACTCAGGTTACTGGAACTGCTTTAGCTGTAAATTCAGTAATCTACGTAGGTACTGGTGCAAATGCATCATATGAATTAACTTATGTAGGTCAATCAAGAATTGACGGATTTCCAATTTTCCGTGTAAGAGGTAACTCTGACGCTGCTGGAACTACGTTTGCTCAAGGTACTGAAGGATACGAACCAATTTATACTGCTGTTGCTGCTGCTACTAGCTTTTTCTTAGAAGCTGCAATGACTACTGACTTAGGTGACTTTGACGGTGCTGCTGAATACGTTAAAGCTTTAGAAGACCATATTACTGGTTTCTCTGGTGATGCGTTTGAAGACAACAACAGAGCTGGTAATCCACCAATGGTTGCTATTGACTCTAACGATCCTTATGAAAGAGGTGTAGGAGAATCTACTCCAGATAACATTATGGGTCTAAGTTTATTTAACAAATCAGTTGCTGCAAAAACTTTCCAAGTTGCTGCTGCCGTAACTAGAGAACAAGTTCAAGATCTGAAGCAATTCGGAATTGACGCTGTTGCTCAAGTAGAAGCTGTATTGGTAAATGAGTTAACTCAATCTATTAACAAATACATCTTGGATAGAATCTTCAGAAATGGAGCTACTAATGCAGGTAATGTAAATACTGTTGATGGTTTACAATTATCTGCTGCTTATGGTACTACTGTTGGTGCTGTTACAATTCCACTAGGACTTGGAAATGCTGACAACACAACAATTATCAATGCAACTGTTCAAAGAACTATTGTTGGTGCAGGTGGTGAAACACAAGGAACTTTACAACGTAGGTTGTATACTAAAGTACTTGCTGCTTCTAACCTAATCGCAACAAGAGGAAGAAGAGGACCTGCTACTTTCGCAGTAACTTCTGGAGAAATTGCTACGGCACTTCAGGATGTTGCAGGATTCGTACCTTACCCACTATCAAATACAATCAACCAAGCTGGTGGATCTTTATATCCAATCGGTGCTTTGGCTGGTGTAACTATTTATGTTGATCCAAACATGGCTTGGACTGACTATAGAGTTGCTGTAGGTAGAAAAGGTGATGGTAATTCTCCTGGATTAGTATTCATGCCTTACTTAATGGCTGAATCTGTTGAGACAATCGCAGAAGGAACTATGGCTCCTAAAATCGCGGTTAAATCTAGATTCGCTTTAGTAGACGCTGGATTCCACCCAGAAACAATGTATTACACATTAGGTTTTAATTTCGAAGCTGGTACTAGTATCATCTAAGAATAAAAACTTTAATATAGTTTTAAAAGGTTCGCTTAACGGCGGACCTTTTTTTGTCTTATATCAATTGAATATATAAAAAAATCAATAACTAGATATGAAAAGAGTAAAATCATACAATCAATTTATAGCCGAATCTAATAAAGGTGTAGATGAAGGTATTACCGATATTAAAGGTATTATGAGTAATCCTATTAAGTATAAGAAGATTAAAAATAATGCTAAGAAGTATCAACAAACTAAAGTTCAGATAGCTTTAAATAATGTTGATGCTGCTAAAAAGACTCAGGCATCCTCAGGTAAAATGGATCCTAAACAAAAAGAAACTTTAAAGGCTGCTAATGCTGCTAAGAATCAAGCACTAAAAGATAAAGCATCTGCAATTAGTCAAAGAATGAAAGATCTAGCTACAACCGATCCACTTAAACAAGTAGTAACTATTGCAACTACAAAATCAAACCTAGCAGCAGCAGAAACTGCGCTGAAGGCGGCAGATGGTGAAGAATCAAAACAACTTAAGATTAGAATTAAAAAATTAGCAGGTAAAGCATCAGATGCTCAACAAGCATTAAAGGATTATGAATCTGACGGTGGAGATAAAGAACAGGTTGAATTACCAGGTGAAAAGGAAAAGGCTGCTAAAGCAGAAAAGGAAAAGTTAGATAAAGCTAAAGCTGATAAGGCTAAAGAAGCTGTTGATGGCGAGATTACTAAAGCTAAAGCTGCATATGATGCTGTAAAAGATGGTGAAGATGAAAAGGCCAAATTACAAGCAGAGATTAAATTTAAACAAGCTCAACAGAAAAAAGCTAAATTAGATGCTAACGATGAATTGTTTCAAGGTCTAGGAGATGACATTGGAGAGATAATGAAAAAGGTAAAAGCACTTGATCCAGATTCTAATACTGAAACAGATACTGATACTGAAACAGATACTGATACTGAGGTAGATGATAATACTCCTGATGATCCGGCTGCAAAATTAGAAGCTGATATTAAAGCCTTTAATAATAACATAGAAACTGAAAGAACTACAATGAATAAAGCTACTAAAGATTTAGAACAGGCTAAAAGAGATCTAAAAACTGGTAGAGGTTCTGAAGAAAAGGTTCAAAAACTACAAAAGGCAATTGAAGATAGCAAAGAAGACATCGCTGAGCTTAAGAAAAAGGAAGCTGATGCTAAAAAGAAAGTAGCTGCACTATCTAAACCTAAAGGAGAATCATTTCAACCACTTGAAGAAACTGTTTCTGAAAAGTTTAGAAGGTTAATGAATAATGTATAAAGTCCGTAAGATAAACTTTGGATGGTATAAAAGGAGGCATGGTATTCTATTGGAGAATCTGCCTCCTTTGAAGCAAAAACTTTTATTAGAAAATAATCATATGAAATGGTTAGATTCTGATGTAGATGCTTTTGAGATTATATTTAAGGTTGAGGATATGAATGAGCATGAAAAAAATCCTAACCGTATACTTTGGAATCCTTTTAGAGAAACTTTTACAAATATTAAAGAATTAGAAAAAGACTCTGATCTTGTTGATTGGAATTGTGGTATTTGTAAAACTGAGATTAAATCAAGGATGGACTCTAAGAAGGTTGAAAATTTTGTTTGTAATAAGTGCTCAGAGTCCCATAACTCATCAAATAAAAGGATTGACAAAAGAATAATAGATTCATCTGTTAAATTTATGAAACACTGTAAATCGTTACTAAAAGGAGAACAGAGAGAGTTTATGACTTATGTAAGGAGATCATCTAAGTCTTAATGCTTCTTCAATACTTATCTTTCTAAATGTATCTAAATTACTTGTAGGGCATGCATTAAAAATCTGTATACCTTTTCCTTTTATTTCTTCTTTTAAAATTTCAAAACCAGGTAAAAATTGATCTTTATAAATTTTATGGCTAGTTGCATTAACTGGATATCCATTATGAAAATGCGTTGATGTTCCGTTACTTCCCATATCATATCCTAATAAAACTATTCTTTTTGCGCCAAGATGTATGGCTAAATTAATAGCTGCATATCCGCTATTGTTGCCATGCGAGATAATATCTTTACTGGTTTCTAATCCAAACTTTTTTCCTCTCTTTAGTATTGTTACATCACTAGGATAATTCTTAGGCCTAATCGTATACTTTAAACCTTTGAATTTATTAATCTCTTTTTCAAACCAGGTATATACTCTACCATCAGTCCAATAAACTGCATCAGCATTAGGGTAAAATGTTATGGCTTTATTAATGGCTATAGTTTTTTTACCTTCTAGTGAATTCCATTTAAAGTTTTTTAAAGAAGGTCCACCACCTATTAAGTATACAGTTTCCCCAGTCCATATTTCATCCACCTTACCGTATTTATAATTAGGCTTTTTGCCATTAGAAATATATCCTCTATTATCTTTAGGTAATGTAGCTGCATTTCTTACATGTTTTATGTCTTGGTTAGCTATCTTACCTCTACTTATGCTACTTTTAGTATTTTTAGAAACCTCAGTAGGAACAGTAATCTTAACAATTTTTCTTATTTGTCTGGATCTTCTCATAGTGGATATTAATATTTATTTGCCTAAAACAAATACATTTTTATCCATATAAAAATAAATCTAACTAATATATGAAGAATATCCAAAATATACTACTAACAGAGAAGTATAGGCCACAATCCTTAGATGATTTAATTACTCCTAAGAGGGTTGGCGAAAAATTAAGTAAAGGAGTTTATCAACATTTACTATTACATGGCAGTCCAGGTACAGGTAAAACCTCAGCTGCTAAAGCATTAGTAAAGCATTTTAAACATCCATACCTTTATATCAATGCATCAACAGATACATCCGTAGATGTTGTAAGAAATAGAATTACTGATTTTTGTGCTAATCGTTCTATAATGGATGAGCCAGGAAAAATGAAGGTAATTATACTTGATGAGATTGATGGTGTATCAGATCAATTCTTTAAAGCATTAAGAGCCACAATGGATCAGTTTGCTGTAAATGCAAGATTCGTTGCAACATGTAATTATATTAATAAAGTACCAGATCCAATTCAGTCTAGATTTGAAATGATTGATTTTGATTTTTCTAAAGAAGAAGAAACCGAAATAATGAAAAGTTACATTATGAGGATTTTACAAATCTGTAAAGAAGAAGGTATAGGTATTGATAAACATGCAGCTGTTGAATTAGTAAAAAGAAAATTTCCTGATTTAAGAAATATGTTAAATCAACTACAAGGATTTAAATCTCAGGGTGTAGAAACTATAACAGTTGAAAACATTAAACAATTTAGTTCAGTATATAAAGATATTTATGATCTTGTTATTGATGGAGAAGATCCTGTAAAAAATTATCAGTATATGCTATCTAATTATGCAAATAGAACTGATGATGTTTTATCTTCTTTAGGTGCTGAATTTATAGATTTTATTAAACAAGATAGGCAATCATATACTACATTCATTCCACAGATAATTGTAACGGTTGCAAAATACCAAGCACAAAGACAACATGTAATTGATCCTGCTGTATCAATGCTTGCTTGTATTTATGAATTACAAACAATAGTAAACGGAGCATAATGGCATACGGTGTATATAAAAACACAGAAGAATTTGAATCACAGTTAGCACAATACACTGGTTCTAAATATGCAGTGGCATTAGATAATATGAGTAACGGTTTATTCCTTGCTTTATATTATGAGAAGCATGTTAACAAATCAATAGTAGATGATTCTATAATGATTCCCAATAGAACTTACCCATCAGTCCCTTGTGAAATAATTCATGCAGGATTAAAGGTTAAGTGGAATAAAAAACACCCGCAGGTTTTTAAGGGTAAATTAACCGGCTCATATCAGTTAAAGGGATCTAATGTTTGGGATTCGGCATTATCATTTACGGCTGATATGTATAAACCAGATACTCATATGTGTGTATCATTTACTGGACCTTTTAAACATTTTAAATTATCTAAAGGTGGTGCAATACTAACTGATAGTCTAAAAGCATATCATTGGTTTAAAAGAGCAAGGTATTCAGGTCGTAGAGAATGTTCTTATCATGATGATAATTTTGATATGATTGGTTGGAATTTTTATATGATGCCAGAACTAGCAGCAAGAGGATTATTATTAATGAATCAATTTTACAACCAGGACGGTACAAAAAGGCACCAAGAAGATTTAACTCTACCTTACCCTGATTTATCAAAATTTAAAATATACGAAAAATGAGAGCACAATTTTTAGAAAAACTAATAAATAAGTTTCCTAATTATTTAGAACTAGGTGGAGCAGTTAAAAGATACTATGATTTGCGACAATCAAAAATGAGCAAGGAAGAATGTGAAGAAATTGTTTTAAATTCTTCTTTCAGAATTCTTTAATCTTTGTTATAATTATATTAAATAACACATTATGAAAAAAACAGGCAGACATACATTTGTCATAGATGGAAACTATTTTCTATTTAGAACCTTATATGTAATTCCTAGCAGATCTAAAAAGGCAGGTTTATTAGGTACAGATGAAGACGTACAAACATTCGTTAAAAAATTGGCAACTGACTTTGCATATCAGATCAGATTATTCGAAGGACTTATCGATAAGGTTGTTTGGACAGTAGATTCAAGATCATGGAGAAAGGACTTTTACCCAGAAGCAGAATACAAAGGTAATCGTAAACAAAATGATGCTCTTAACTGGGAGAATTTCTCAAAAGCAACAGCTGACTTTATTTCTATCCTATCTAAGCAAGGTGTTATTATTTCTAAAATTGACGGTGCTGAAGGTGATGATTTAATGTATGCATGGAATACTGAATGTCTTGCAAATGACAAATCAGTTATTATGTTTACTGGTGATAGAGACTTGGTTCAATTGGTAGATAAGAGTACAAATAATAATACTCATACTATTCTATTTTCACCAGCTCATAAAAAATTATATACTTACCAAGGTTTTTCTGAATGGATGGATTCTCAAACTGAAGAAGAACAATCTAATGATATATTTGATGTACTAAAAACCTCTGTGTCACCAGAGAATCAGGCTAAAAAATTACTTAAAGCATTAGTCGCAAAGAAAAAGGTTTCTATTATAGAAGTTGACCCTGAAGACTTCCGTTTTCGTAAAGTACTTACAGGAGATGCTGGTGATAATGTACCACCTGCTTACTATTACAAAAAAGGTAATAGGAGATACGGTATTAGTGAAAATAAAGCAACTGCTATTATCGCCGAGTTCAAAGAAAAGCATGGTCACTTATCTCACATGTATCTTTATAATGATGATTATATTACTGACCTTGCAAATATGACAGTAAGAGTTATGAATGCAAAGCATATGAGCAGAGAACAGATTATTTCTAATCTAAAATCTAATGTCAATCTTATGGTACTTGCTGCTGAATCTATACCAGAAGGTATCCTAGACGAAATGTTCAAATCAGTTGAATCTAAAATGAATGTAAAAGGTTTACAGTTAAAAACAATTTCTACAATGAAATCTATTTTAGAGAATACTGAATATGCTAAAGAGACCGATAGTTCATTTAAAGCATCGTTCTTTAAAGATGATGATAGCAGTTCAGATGACATGTCTTTTATTAAAGGTAGCAAATCACAAGATAAGATTTTTTAAACCTTTTTCTTTTTCTTCATATAAATATAAAATAACTTAATGAAATTATTTGATTATATAAAAGTACTATTTGGCAAAGATGCACAATGGGAAAAGACAAGCAATTATGATAAATCTAAGAATTCATTTATGACTAATAGATTTATGAGTATTAAGTTTCCTATTCAAGGAAACATGTTTAATACATTAAAAATAGATCCAGTAGGACAAGCAGAATCATGGAGGTTAATATCTTCTAAATTCAATAGAGTACCTGGTTTTATTTATACTAAAGTAAAAAAGTCTGCAAAACAAAAAGCAAAAGAATGGAATGCTAATCCTAAGGCTTTAGAACTTTATATGAAATTTAATGAAATAGGTGAACGTGAATATAAAGAAGCACTAAAATATAACCCATCAGAAGTTCAATCCTCGATAGATAAACTAGAAAAACAAATGGGCAAAGATGTTAATTGATAATACTTTTGAATTAGGAATACCTACACATATAAAATTTACTTTATTTAAATATGATTACTTTGATAGTATAATTATTAACAGAGTAAAAAAAGAATGTAAAAATTATTCTAAAATATCAGGCGAATATTGCATTAAGAAGTCTTCATTCCTTAATGCAATTAAAACTAGTAAACGTCTAAACAAAGAGATAATTAAATCTTCTGATTTTGGCTATGTACCTTCACCATCATTAAAGCCTAATTCAATTTATTTTCTTTGGTCTATTTTTGGTAGATTAGAAAACCTAGAATGGTTAACTTTCAGTGTTAATGATGATAAGAAATATACGCGCCTAATTAAAAATGAATCAGGTCTACCGATTCTTAGTTTTCATTTTAGTATATTAGAAGGTATATTTGATTTAACTCAACTATTAGATAGAAAAGAATTGGATCTTTTTAATAAAACACTTATTGATTTTAAAATATTAGAAAATAAGTATTTGGAAAGGAAGCCCTATTTCTATATGAAGGCAACTGCAATATTAGATATTTTAACTTCAATGGAAGTAGAAGGTAAATTATCAACATTTCATTTAATAGATCATATTGATCCTAAGTTAGAAGAAGACGACCCTATCTTAATTGTAAAGACAGACTATACTCCATATTAGTAGCTGAATATATAAACAAATAATGTTTGTATATGAAATCATTTCTTAATCGTTGTTGTGAATCAAAACGCGAATGCGTTACTTATTTAGTAGTCTTTTTATGGGTGGCCGTTGGTGTTACCGCAACATACTTTGATACTGACTTTACTCAACTGGCTGGATATTTTATTTCTTTAACTGGATTCGTGGCATCATATATTTTTGGTGAAAGCATGAGACCAAGCAATGATAGTTCTATTTTCAGAAAAGGAAAAAATAGCAAGAGAGAAAATCTCATGTATATTACAATTGCTTTATGGACTATTATAGGAGTATGGGTAATTGTTAAAAATGCTGATCTTATGGGAGCGGCTGCATATTTTGCTGCACTCACACCATTCGTAGGTTCCTATATAATTGGAGAAACTTTTAAAAAGGAAGGCAATCCAAAAGATTCATACGAACAAATAAATTCATAATCAATGGCAGTTAATGGAAGAAAAACAGATGCTAATGGCGATGCTATATTAATAAGCTTACAAGAACCTTATAAGAATGTTGTTGAAGTTGTTGGATATACTGATGTCACTAAAGGTGAAACTACCAGTGTTTACTATAATAAACAATTTAGGTGGGGTGTTGATGGAGTGACATATTCTGATTATATTGATCTTACTAATGTGAATCTAGAGGCTTTATTATTAAATCCTAATAAACCATTTTGGATAGAGTATAGGTATGAACAGGTAGGTGATGGTGACTTAGAATTCGAATCAATTGCATTAGAGATAGTAACTGATGGCGGTATTATTTGTAGAGTACCTCAAGTTGAATGTGGATCCGAAGGGTGTGTTGGTACACCGAATTTAGTTGTTGATTGCTGTGGTGATTCATGGAATCCTTATGACTTATCTAAAGCCAGTTCAATGTACAATCAATTATCAGCAATCACATCTAACATGTTTGGTTTTTGTGTTGATTACTTTAAGACTAAGGCAGATCAAAGAAGTAGAGATGTTATTTTAAAAGAGTATTCTTTATTTGATGTCATTAAAGAAGCTGAGGTAAAAATTCTAATTCCTGATAATGAATTGCCTACAAGGGAAATACAGTTTAATCCTATGATGATGGATTTTCCTGTTCAATTTGAAATTCATATTGTTAAATCTGCGTTTGAGGCAGTATTCGGTTTAGGTGCTAAGCCAGAGATGAGAGACTATTTATATTTTAAACAATATATGAATAGGATGTATGAAATAGATGCTATAGCAGAAGCTGATGATTTTCTTTATACAGGATCTTATTGGAGAGTTAGTTTAGTACCTTATCAAAAAAGAACAGCTGTAGGTTATGAAAATACCACAGAAGGAATACAAGCAGAAGCTAGCACAGAAGCATTAACTTCCAACGTAGAAGATAAATTTAGAGTTGAGAGAGAAAATGAATTTAGAGATGTAAGAAAAGACAATCAATACAACACAATAGGTACACAATGTAATGATTATATTAGAAGACGATTAGATAAAAGATTAATTATTAAAGAAGAAAATGTTTATAATCAATGGACAATAATTTCTAAATATCATTATGAATTAAATTCTATAAAAAATGGAGATGAATCTATTAAATATCAGTATGAGGACGGTTGGTCTAAAGAAGATGATAGAGCCTTTACGTTCTGGGTAAGACCACAATATAAAAAACCGATAGGTAATAATATACTGATTTTATCAATAGTAAATAAAAATGGTAAAGTACAACTTAATACTGGTGTCTTACCTACTTTTGGTAATGCTATTCAAATTGGTGATTGGGTAGACATAAGAGGAACGCAATCATATAACGGTATTTCAAAGGTAATTGAAATCATAGGAGATTCAATTGTAATTGATGAAACTTATGTTGATGATATTACTTTAACAGGATCCCCTAGCTTTAATAAAGAGGCTAGTAATAATTTTATGATTTACGAAAATACTTTACTTCCTCCAACACAATTCGTATCATTAACATATACTACTAACTGGGTCATAATGAAAATTAATGATTCTTATTATAAGTGGAAAATATCACAACCCTTTATAAAGAATAAATGGTATGCATTTGTAATTAACTTAAATGCTACTGCTAATCAATTAGGATTATTTATTTATAATACACTAGAAGATTTAGGCGCAGTTAATCCTGAGAATACTTCTACATTAAATCTCATATTTAATCAAACAAAAACATATACTCCAGTTGATGTAATAGATAATCAATCTTGGAAATTATTAGGATGTGAAACAGATTTAACTAATATAAGAATTTGGTCAAAGCCAATAGAAGAAGAATTACAAACTCTTATTCTTAGCCAATATGTTGTAAAAGATACACACTTATCTTTACTATTGGATAATGCATCACCACAATTAATGTTACCAGATGTAACGGATGCCAGATAACCTGGAATATATATTACAAATTAACTATTAATGGAAGATAACTCAAAAGATAAATTTAGAGATAGTATTGGAGATTTACTTAGTGAATTGCCAGATGAAGTACCTGGTTTAAATCAAACGCCAGAATTATCAAGAGTAAAAATTGAAAGTACACAAGCAGTTGCTTTAACAAAAGCTAAAGGAAAGGCCAAAAAGGTAATGTCTAGTTTACTTAAGTTTTATTTAAGTGAAGAGATTATTGCTGAGCATGAGTATATTCAAGCAAAATCTAATTTAGATGAATATGCATTAGGTATGCTTATTAGGCAGATGGAGAATAGCGAAGTTGCAATTTCACAATTAATGGATATTATTAATGAAGGCGATGTATCCCCAAGAATGTTTGAAGTACTTAGTGATTTACAAAGAACTTTATTGGATATTATTAAAAGCCAAACAATGTATATGGTGGCTATTGAAGAAAATGCCAAAAAGACTTCTAGAGATATTGATGTTTATCATGGAAATTCAGAGAGTAGCAATAATAAAAAACAAAGCGGTGTTAAGTCAAGAGGTACTAAAGATTTAATGCGAGCATTACAAGAAACAATTAACGAAGAAGATATACAAGATGTCGATAGCGATGAAAATGAAGAATAGTTATATTCTTACACAAGAAATAGTAAAGGGGGAAAGAAGAACTGATAGTGGCTTAATACTCCCCGATGAAAAATATAATAGGATAGCTTTAGTAATTGAAGCAGCCGATGACCTTGAAGTAAAGAAAGGTGATAAAATAGTAAAAACAATAGGTAAGGGTACTGAATATACATTGGATGGAGATAAGTTTGAAATCCTTCATATAAATCATGTTCTTGCTGTAATAGAAGAAGATGGCACAGAAACCACAAGCACCTAGCGCAGGATTTGATTTTAATGTTGGTAAAGCTAAGCAAGCATTTTCATGGTCAAGTGAAAGTGTAGAACAGTTAATGTTTGCAATAGAAGAAGGTTATAAACCAGCATCTACTCCATTCTATGAAGGTAATCCTAATTTAAGAAAAGGAAATATTGTATTTAATTATTCTTCTGAAGAAATAAAAGAAATTAAAAAGTGTGCAAAAGATATTGTATACTTTGCAAATACATATTGTACTGTAATGACCGATCATGGTTTACAGACAATTAATTTAAGACCTTACCAGGAAGATATGTTAAGGCAATTTCAAGCAGAAAGATTTAATGTATGTTTAGCAAGTAGGCAAGTAGGTAAAACTATTTGCTCATCTATTTTTATTGCTTGGTATTCATTATTTAATTTTGATAAGAATTCTTTAATACTTTCAAATAAAGGAGCAACTACAAGAGAGATCATTGATAAAGGTAAAACTATATTAGAACATTTACCTTTCTTTTTAAAACCAGGTACACTTAAATGGGATGTATTTAATTCTAAGTTTGATAATGGTTGTAGAATAATTGGTCAGACTACTACAAAGAAAGCAGCAATCGGTTTTACTATTCATTTATTATTTATGGATGAGTTTGCGCATATACCTGCAAACTTTGTTGATACTTTTTATGAAAATGTGTATCCAACAGTATCCGCATCAACAAACTCGAAAGTAATAATAACAAGTACACCTAATGGCTTTAATAAATTCTATGACATATATACTGCCGCCGATAAAGGATTAAGTGAATATACACCCTTTAGAGTTGATTGGTGGGATGTACCTGGGCGAGATGAGGCCTGGATGAAACAGGAGGTTGCTAACTTAGGTAGTGATGAAGCATTTAATAGACAATATGGAAATCAGTTTATAGCAGGATCATCATTACTATTAGGTGCTGATAGCCTTAAAAAATTGACAACTAATCAGATAGATTTTGTACACAGAGAGATGATTGCTTTTGAAGACGAGCAAGTAGATTATTCTGGTTTATTATGGGATCCTGAATTTAATTTAGATGATGCTGAAGAAGATGAAAATTACTGGTGTTTTTCTGTTGATATTGCTGAAGGTACTGGTGGGGACTATTCTATTATTAATATATTTAAGGTGGAGATAATGGAAGAAGTAGACTGGAAAAAAGTAACCTCACCAGGTAGCTTTATTGATTTTTATAGAATTAGACAAGTAGGAAGATTTAGAAGTAATGAACATACTATTGAAGAATTTGCGAAATCTCTTTATATTTTAGCTTATGATGTTTTTTACTCTGAAAATGTAAAGCTAATTATAGAATGGAATTTATTTGGTGGTGAGTTAATAAAAAGAATGGAAACTGTATTTCCGCAAAGAAACGATTTTGATGAAGAATCGGTTGTTAAATTTAAACATCGAATAGATGCAAAAACAAAACAATTTGGATTAAAGGTTAAAAAAGATAACAAACCTATATTTTGTCAAAACTTTAAAAAATATATTACACAAAATAAAATTGTAATAAAAGATAAGCAGACTGTTTATGAAGCGGCAACCTTTGGTAAATTACCAAACGGAACCTATGCTGGTCAATTAGGTCATGACGATTTAATAATGACTTGTATAAATAGTTCTGAATTCTTTTTTACATTAGACTTTTCAGATTTTGCTGAAGAGATTCATGACGTCGCTGAACAAGATATTCAGAATAAAATTGATGCTATCTTAGAACAAGATGCAAAAGGAGGACAACTGAATTTTGATATCTATGACCTGGTATAAAAAGTTATAGGTTAGTGGATATATAAAAAAAGCAAATAAAAAAAATAATATAAGATGGCACTAGATCCGAAAATCGCTTCGATTAAAGCAGCAGGAACTTACAGATTTGAATTTGACAAATCTCAAGTAGTTAGTATTCCTGCTAATCAGACAAGGTTAATTGTCGGTTTCTCTAAAACAGGTCCTTTTAATACTCCGGTATTTGTACCTGACACCGCATTCTTTAAGCAAGTTTATGGTGATATTGATAGAAACTTAGAAAGAAAGGATTCATTTTTCCACAGAAGCTGTTTGGCTGCGTTGGAAAGAGGACCGATTCTTGCACTTAACCTATTAAATTTAACAGCTGCCGATAAGGTAGAGTATATTAAATTTGGTACAGCAGCAACACCTGATGTTCAGGGTAATGCTGGAGCCTTAGGAGAATATCAAAAAATGTATAACAGAGATAAATTCTTTTATCCTGATTCAGACTCATTCTTAGATAATGTAGGTGCTGATAAATTAGCATTTAGTTCTTCGAGTACTAATGATTTATTAGATTTTACTAATTTAGGTCAAAAACCAGTTTCAGTTATTGTAAGAAAGGCATCTCAAGCTAATTCAACAGGTTTTAATGTAACGGCCGAAGAATGGTACGGTGCTGCAAATGTACCTGGTTTTTTAGATAAAGACAGTTTAGTATCTGACTTTTTAGTAGATGTATTTTTAATAGACGGTAATTTTGGTGGAGATTTTAATTCCGCTACCCCTTATGAAAGGTTTGCGGCAGATCCAACATTCCAAACTTACTTTGACAAGACACAAGGTTTAAAAAGAAGATTCTTTCAAGCAGATTCATCTGATACGATGATAGCTGAATTCTTTAATGAATCTGAAGTTGATGTTATTGCAACATATACTGCATCTCTTATTCCTAACTTTACAGATTTACTTGGTAATAACCTTTTTGTAGAAAAAGTTATTAATGCTGACACTGCATCTACCGGTATATTTGTCGCTGTGAATGAAGATCTTTTTGATGGTGATACATTAATTGATGGAGTTGCCGGTGGAATTGATATGATAGGACATAACTTAGAATGGACACAAGCAAATAATTTACAAAAAGATGTTAATTTCTTATCTTATAGTGGATCAATCGTATCTGACTTAAGTTATGCTGGTACAGGAACAACACCAAACTCAGTTGAACAAGTTGCTGAAATAATTAACACAGTAGAATTATCAAGTGGAAATATACAAATACAGATACAAGGTACTGTAGGCGATGCTTTATTCGATGCAACTGCTGGATTTACCGCAAACTCTGATACTGTAGTAGGAACTTATATACTAGGCGCGGTTTCTGGAGAATATATTCCTGTAATAAATGTAAACGTTGTAGGTAATACTGTAACTTTAGTATTATCAGGTGCAGGAAATACAACATTAGCTGACTTCCCAGCAGCCTTTCCAATAACTTATAATTATATAAATGAATCAGACTTTGGTTTTGTTACTGATGAAGCTATATTAGCCGATCCTAATAATTCTAATATTATAGGTGGATATGGATCTACATTATATAGCCAATTCTCAAACGGTACTCTTACCGATGGTGATGAAGCGGTATATTTGAATGGTGGTAATGAGTTTTTAAGTTATTTGGTTTTTAACGCTGTTGATTATGGATATGTTCATACAGCTACACCAACTTCTGCAATCTCAACTATCGCAATATCTGATAGTGATTATTATTTGCCATCTGTTCAGGTAACACCATACCAGGAAGATGCATTTACTAATACAACACCGCATGCTGAATTTACTTTAGATCCTGCTGGTGGTGGAGTTTTTATCGATACCGATTATGCAACAACTGGTGTAACTTATCCGGTAGGAACTTTAGGAATACAAACACTAAAAGGTGCTAATAACGTTTCTATAGATATTATATCAGATTCAACTACTGAGCCTTCATTAAAACCTAACCAAGTATTAATCGTTAGTGATAATCCTGATGCAGCCGATGTTAAAGTTGGTAATTATCTAATACATTCTGAAGGTTCTCCTTCCGTGCCACATTCAAGATTAACTAGAATTAATGTTGTTCAAGGTGGATTAACTAATGCTGAATACGGTACTATTCCGGTAGGTAAAAATGCCTTATTAGTAACATGCCAAAGTGAAATATCAACAACAACTGCCGCAGGTATTGTTAAGGTAGAGTTATATTATCCTATTGATGCATGGGTTGATTATTTAAATGTATTTACTTTAGATGGATTTAAATTAACTCCTTCACATGTACCTAATGGAACTAATGAAAGACAAAATGAAATCTTAAACGGTACTTTAAATGGAACTAATTTATTTAAGGCATTAACTGATAGAGATGTAATTAACTTTAGATATATTGTAGATACATTCGGAAACGGTATTGAAAGTGGATCTAAGGCGATCTATACAATATTAGCTTCTACTAGAAAGAATGCATTCGCAATATTAAATGCTCCGTCTGCTAAAGACTTTAAGAGCAATACAGATCCTTCGTTTAAAGATCTAACCGGAAGCTTATCATCTAGATTTATTTCTACTGGTGGTGATCTTGCAAAGAATCCTACGGTAAGATACTCATTACCATCTCAAACACAAGGTGCGAGTTGGGGAGCATTCTATTATCCGTTTATTACTGTTAGGGATTTAGGTAGAAATATAAATGTTGTACCGGCTGCATACATTTCAAATAACTTTATTGCAAAATATGAAAACGCTTTACCGTGGTCATTAGTTGCAGGGGTTCGAAGAGGTGTTGTAGGTGGAACTGGAGTTGTAGGATTAGAACTTAATCTTGGAAAAGAGGACAGAGAATACTTAGAACCATTTGGATTAAATCCAATTGTATTCCAAAGTGGAACTGGTCCAACAATCTTTGCAAATAAAACTGCACAGCAGACTACAAAATCTGCATTAAGTTCTATTAACTGTAGAGAGGTTGTAATTTACATTCAAGATGGAATTGATGCAATTCTTAGAAATTATCTATTCGAATTTAATACAGCACAAACAAGATTAGAAATTAAAACACTTGCTGATAACTTCTTAGCAACTGTTCAAAATGATGATGGTGTTTATGATTATAAAAATGTAATGGATGAAACTAATAATACTCCAGAGGTTATCGATCAAAATGTTGGTATCTTAGATACATACATTGAACCGGTAAGAGGAATGGAAATTCTCGTACAGAGAACAACAATTTTGAAAACAGGAGCTATTAGTGCAGGAAATTTTGAATAAGAAGAAACTAAATAAGAATATATAAAAAAAATAAAATAAACTATGCCACTACCACATTATACCCAATCAAGGGCCAGTAGCCAAAGGTACGAACCTGTTCAGCCTAACCTATTCGAGGTGACTGTATTTTCACCACTAGGGGATGATACGGGTTTAATCTTGGAGCAAGTTAAAACTATCGGAGGTTTAAATAACTTAAACCCTGCTGTAGATGCAATCGGACAGAAATATAAATTTGCTGACCGTTCATTTGCAAGTATGCCAGGTCAAACATTTATGGATCTGACTGTTAACTTTAGTCTTAACTTAAACGAAGCTAATGAAAACTACATTTACAATACATTCCGTAATTGGTACAAATTAATCTATGATCCATTGACTGGTGAAATGGGATTAAAGAAAGACTATGTTGGAAGTATGATCATTGTACAATATAACAGAGCAGGAGATATCTTTAGAAAGATCACCTGTAAAGATGTATTCCCTACAGGTCAACCTGATTTTGTAGATGAATTATCTTATGAAACTCCAGACGCAGTTGATTTAACAATGACTTATCGTTGTGATCACTGGGTTGAAGAAAATGTAGGAGCATAATAAACTCTTAAATATTTTATAGAAAACTGGCTCTAGGGCCAGTTTTTTTGTCTTCACTCTAATATATATTATAAATTATATAATCTAAACATATGACAATCTTTAAAGTAATTAATGAAACAGATGGAAAAGTTTATGTAGGTTATTCAGTTAATGATAATCCTAATAATTTAGGAGCAGGTAAATATATTAAAAGAGCAGTTAAAGATTTTGGAACAAGATCTTTTCAAAAAACTATTCTTGAAGAATTTGAATCTGAAGAATCATTAAGCCATATAATGGAAAGGCTAGAATTTTGGATAAAAAATTATAAAGCCGATAATCCTAAATATGGATATAACGAAAGCGTACAAGAATTAATTCCACAAAAAAAGAGACTTACTAAAAAACTACAAGTACTCTTAACTCCAGAAGATGAAGACAATTTAAATGCAATTATTATCGAGAAATCAATGGAGAATAAAACAAAACCGCTGCCAGTATCCAGATATGTACGACAATTAATAGTTGAACATATAGTAGAGGAAACCGCACCTGAAAAACAATTAATAAAAACTAAATAATTATGAGTAGTCACGAAGACAACATTAAAAAAGAATTTGAGGCAGCTGAAGGTATAATAGATACTACCGCTGAAGTAAAAACAAATGCCGATGGTAAAATTACCGAGTTAGGCAAGGTAGATACCAGTAGAGGATCTGGTGTAACATCTATAGACGACCCAGAAATACAAAGAATACAATCATTAACAGGATATGTTAAATTGGATTTAGTAAACTTTCCATCTGGTGGACAATTTTATAGAGAAGATTTTGAAATTCATATTAGAGCCGCAAGGGTTGGTGAGATTAGAGAATTCTCTACATTAGATGAAGAAAATATTTTAGATGTAGATGAAAAGCTAAACTCACTTCTAGTGAACTGTACAAAAATTATGTATGGTAACCAAAGGGGATCGTATAGAGATGTATTAGAAGAGGATAGAATATACTTAATCTTATCTATTAGAGAGTTAACATTTAAAGATGGTGAAAATAAACTGATGATGCCAGTTACAAAAAAGAATTGTAAAACAGGAACCTGTAAATCACAAGAGTCAGTAGAGCTTAGAACAGGCAATCTTCAATTTAATGATAAAGATGATTTATTAGAAAAGTATTATGACCATGAAAATAAATGTTTTACTGTTACAACTAAAAATCATGGTACATTAACAATAGCACCACCAACAATTGGAGTTATGAGATCTGTTACTGATTGGATACGAAAAAGAGAAGAAGAAAATAAACCTTGGGATAAATCATCCTTAGGTATCTTACCTTATATTCAAAGAGAATGGAGAGGATTTAATGATAAAGAAATATTTTCAGCTATTACAAATTTTCAAGGCTGGGATTCTAGCAAATACTCAATTATTTATAGATTGGTAGAAAAAGCAAAAATAGGTGTAAAGCCGGAATTTTCATTTCCGTGTGAAAGCTGTGGTGAGGAGGTCGCAGTCCCGCTCACGTTTCCCGGCGGGATCAAAGCTCTCTTTATTATTCAAGATATCTCTTCTGAACTTTTATAAAGTACGAGTACTATTATTAGAAAAGTTGCATCTCCAGCCTTCAGAGCTGGATTTGCTTCCTTTTTATGAGTATGAATATACTTTAGAAATGTTTAATGAGATTCTTAAGGATCGTAACGACGAGGATAAACAGAATACTCAATCCTATTCGGATAAATATAATACGGACAGCATGTCTAAGTCTATGAATAAACAGATGAGTTCATTTAAAGCTCCATCTATGCCAAAGATTAGTATGCCGAAGTTCTGATAAATAAATAGATTGAATGGCTGCTGTAACTCTTAAAGATTTAATGGACCCTCTATCAAAAATAGAGGCCGCTGCACAGAGCACTAATGAAAAATTAGATGCTCTTATTGCAGTTTCTACCGGTAGTGACGGTGGCGGTAATTTTACGAAGGAGGTTGTTAATCAGTTAGAAAAACAAACTGACTTACTTAGAGTAATAGCAAACTCTGGTGGTGATTCATCCAATGCAAATCAAGTAGGTTTATTAATAGATGAAGCATTTACACAAACTCAATTACTAACTGCCATTGAAGCAAACACCTCTAGAAATCCTTTAGGTGGAATGTTTAGTAAAAAAGGTGGTAAGGCTAAGAAAAGTAATGCTGGTGCTACATTAGAAGATTTAGGTCTTGGTGCAAAACTAACAGCCAAAGCCATGATGCTATGGTTATTAGTACCTAAGAAATCTTTAAGTAAATTTAAAGGTTTTGTAACAGATACACTTGATGCCTTTCAAGGTATAAAACCTAAAAAAGTAAAAGCAGGTGCTGATGCTCTTGCTGTTGCTTCTGGTGCTGCAATGATATCTGCAAAGGCATTAATGATTTGGGCTTTTGTACCTGAATCAGCTATTGATAAATTTACAGCTTATATAACTAAATTAGATAAAGCTTTATCTAAGACTACTCCTAAAAAGGCTAAGAAAGGTGCAGAAACTTTGGCCTTAATGGGAGATGCACTTTTAAAATTTGCAAAAGGATTAGCTTTATCTGCAATATTAGTTCCATTAGGTTTAATAGCAATACCGTTTTTATTATTAGCTGTGACTGCCGTTGGTGGTATTATGGCTCTAATAGGTGGTAAGAAATTTTCTAAAAGAATAGGTAGAGGAGCAAAGACTTTAGATAAAGTAGGAGATGCATTAAAATCTTTTGCAATAGGAATTGGTTTATTTGCACTTTCTACAATGTTTATAATAATGGCTCCTGCTATTTTAATAGGTATGGTAGCTTCGCTAGTATTAATACCTGGTGCCATTGCAATATTAGGTGGTAAGAAAACGTCTAAAAGAATTAGAAGAGGTGCATTAGGCCTAGCTCTTTTGGGTGTAGCATTAATACCTTTTGCTTTAGGTTTAGTACTCTTTTCAATGGCTACAAAAGGAAATGGTATTGGTGATGTTCTTATACAAGGTGCTACAATACTAGCAATAGGTGGAGCTGCTGCATTAGTTGGTAAGATGGGTATGAAGAATATTTTAATGGGTGCCTTGGCTATGGCAGTAAACGGTTTAGGATTAATGGTATTTAGTTTGGGATATGTGCCATTTGCAGACTCTACAAAAGGTATGTCTTTAGGTGATGTTGGTGTTCAGGCATTGGTGCTCGTAGCTGTAGGTGGAATTATGGCACTGGCAGGATTAGCCGTTGGTGCAACTGCTGGTTTAGCTTTGGCAGGGCCTGCTTTATATGCAGCTGCTGGTTTAGCTTTACAAGAATTAGCCCCTGGTTTACAGGCAATGAAAAAGGTAGACTTTAAAGAAAAAGAAGCTAAAGATTTATCATATACATTAGGTGCTGTTGCGATGGCTTTTGCTGGCGTTGATCCAGAAGCAGGATTCTTTGCAAATGTTGGTAATGTATTTACTAGAGTTGTACAGAGTGGTGCAGGTGTTGCTGCCGCTGCGATGTATGGTGCTGCTGGTATGGCATTACAAGAATTATCAGTAGGTCTTACTAAATTTAAAGCAATAGGATTTACTGAAGATGATTCACAAGAACTTGCAATTGCATTAGGTTCTGTTAGTGGAGCATTTGCTCAGGCAGGTGGAGAACCTGCAAGTCCTGGCGGATTATTTGGTGCAGTATTTGGAAATACATTTAGTCCTAATGCTACTGAAAGAGGTATTGATTCTGTGATGGATTCAGGTGAAGCTCTTTCTTCTATAGTTAAAGGCCTTGCTGCATTTTTAGATCTTAAGAAGAAATATAAATTAGATGCAAAAGCTTTTCAAGCTGAAGGTTTCTTAAATGTAGCAATTACAGATACTTTAGGTTTCTTAAGTAAATCATTTGCCACAATTGGCGGAATGGAAGTTGAGGATGGTTGGGGTCCATTTAGCTGGGATGAGAATTTAGTTGAAAAAGGTATTGATGCCGTAAAAGGTTCAGGTAGAGCTTTAACAGATATAACTACAGGGCTAAAATCATTCTTAGATTTACAAATAGAATATGGATTAACTTCCGAATCTTTTAAAGATGGTGGATATTTACAAGTAGCAGTAGAGGATACATTAGGTTTTGTTAGTAAAGCTTTTGCCACAATAGGTGGAATGGAAACTGAAGATTCTTGGGGTCCATTTAGCTGGGATGAAAATGCCGTAGAAAAAGGTGTGGATGCTGTTAAGGGTGCAGGTAAAGAATTAACAAACATTGCAACAGGCTTATCATCATTCCAAGAACTAGTAGAGAAAAAGATTGACTTCAGTCCTGGTGGTAAACTTGGAATGGCTGTAAGTAATTCACTATCTTTTGTATCAACCGCATTTAGTGCGATTGGAGGAATGGAAGAGGAAGATGGATGGTTTATATTTAGTTGGGATGAGAACACTGTAGAAAAAGGTATAGATGCCGTAAAAGGAGCTGGTAAAGAACTTACTAATATAGCAACAGGGTTAAAGACATTCGCAGAAATGGGAGACATTGATTTCGGTAAAAAAGGTAAGCTTGCTACGGCAGTTAAAAATTCTCTGTCATTTGTAGGTAGTGCCTTTATGAAAATTGGTGGAATGGAAGAGACTGATGGTAATTGGTTATTTTCTTGGGATGAGAACTTGGTTCAAAAAGGTATTGAAAATGTAGATGGTGCTGGTTCTGCACTGACTGATATTGCTGAAGGTCTTCAGGCGTTTGCAGATTTAGAAAATCCTGCAGGAATAGCAGAAGGTATTGAAACTATATTTACTTCTATAGGTGATACGTTTGCTAAGTATTATAAAGACACTGCATTCCGAACTGACTTAGATCATATGCAAGGTTTTATAACGGAATTATCTACTTATGCACAGGATGGTTCATTAGCAAAAGCTGCTACTGATATTCAATCAATTTCTAATGCTGTAAATTCTATTGATTCCATGAAAGCGGAATCGTTTGCAAATCTATTTAAAGGAGCAGGGGAATTAAGTTCTAATAAAAAGGCATATGCCGCACTAGCAGATGCAGTAGAAGAGATAAGAGATATTTTAGGTAACCAAGGTTCAAGTATTGGTGATGCAGTTGGTGGAGCTATTAATAACGCATTCAGTGGCGGTGGGGATGAAAAGAAATCAGCAAACAATAATGGTGGAATAAACAGGTCAATGAATAAAATTAATTCTACACTATCTCAATTAAATAGTACAATGAAACAATTACCTGTATCCATATCTAATTTGATACCAGAGGATTAGTGTTGTAATAATCATTTTACAAAATCTTAAAACCTTTTTACTTTTTAGCTATATAAAATATAACAGAGAGATTCTGGAAATAGTATAGTTTAAAAGTATAATATGGAAAATGTAAAAAACATAGTTTGGTTTGATTTAGAAACCACAGGAGTAAACACAAGTAGCGATAGAATTATCGAGATCGCAATGATAAAAACCGATTCTGAAGGAAATGAAATAGATTCTTTTCAGTCATTAGTTAATCCCGGCCCAGATGCAGTTATGAGAGAAGAAGCTCAAGACAAGCATGGCATATCACCAGAACAGTTAAAAGATGCACCACAATTTGATTTAATAGCAAAAGAAGTTTTAGACTTTATTGATGATAGTGACTTAGGTGGATATAATGCTCTTTACTTTGATGTACCAATGCTCGTAGAGGAATTTATGAGAAGTGGTATTGCATTCTCGCATCGCCAAAGAGCTGTAGTAGATCCTTTTTTAATTTATTCAAAATATGAACGTAGAGATTTGAGTACTGCATATAAAAAATATACAGGAAAAGATTTAGAAGGCGCTCATAGAGCCGATGTTGATATTCGTGCAACAATGGAAATATTTCAAAAGCAAAAAGAACTTTATGATATGCCTACAACAGCAAAAGAAATTGATGATGTTGTAAATGAATCAAGAAAAGATCAAGTAGACCTTAGCGGTAAATATAAATTTGCTGAAATAAACGGTAAACGAGAAATCGTATTTAACTTTGGTAAAAATAAAGGCAAACCGTTTAAAGAAGTTTATGAAACAGATGCAAGGTATATTCAATGGATTATTGATAAGGGTGAATTCTCAAAAGAGGTAAAAATCATATCTCGTAAACTCTTAGAAAAAATGAGAGCTGAAAATCCTGTTATTTAAATTGTTAATAACTTTTAGAAAAAAGATCTCATTTTATTTTCAATTCCCAATTAAATTGATTATATTTATAATATAATTAAAAAACACGGAATATGTCTAAATATCAAGAACTACTACAAAATCCTCCACGGTTAATCGTAAAGAAAGAAGCAAGAGAGGTAATTATCAAGACGGTAAGTTGTATGTGTGACAATATACATTACCTAAGATTTAAGAAAAATTCAGAAGGTGATTTTAAAATGTCAGGCAACGGTCATGCTTTATCAAATTGGCAAATGAAACATAAACCTCATGACATTGAATGGATTGCTGATGAAGGTAAGTGGAACCAAGTATTTAGAATGATCAATACCGGTACAGAAAAAATTGAATCTTTAAAAAGTAGATAATGGCAATAACAACAAAACCAATGCCTGGATCCGAAGAGATCCACGTAGACTTAAGTGGGCCAGATGGTAATGCATTTGCATTAATTGGATTGGCACAAAAATTAGCAAAACAACTTCACTATCAACCGGAAGAGCGAGGAGAACTTACGGCAGAAATGATGGGTGGAGATTACGATAACCTGTTAGAAATATTCGATAAGCACTTCGGAGAATTTGTAACATTACATAAATAACATGAAAGAACCGACACCATACCGAATGATCACCGAAGAAGAACACATTGAAGAAATTCTAACAGAAGCATCTGCTTATGGCTTAAGAGCCGAGGTAAAGCAGTATGCAGAAAACCTATTAGATGAATCTCCAGAGATGGATCCAATTGATGCCTATACTCATGGGTTTGAAGAGTGGATTAAATAAACTATGGAAAAAGATAACGAAGGCAAAAAACTAAAAGAAGTTAAGTTAACTCAACAAGAATGGTTTGATGCTCTTCGTGTCCCAACACCTGTAAGAAATAAAAAGAAGTATAGGAGAAAGAAAAAACATAAAGGTAAAGATGATCAATAGCGGAAAAGAATGGGATTGGATGGATAGCAATCAAAAATTAAAAAGAGCTATGAACTTTGTAGACATTAAAGATGATATGAAATGGGTAGAAAAAGCTATCTTAAATAAATCTAATACTAATTTACATTACCCAGGACTTAAGCAGTTAATCAACATATTTTATAATAAATGGAAGTCAAAGGATACTATTAAAATTTTAGACTCCTACAAACTTTATCTTAGGTCATTATTAAGAAGTGAACTTGGTAGGTAATTAAACCTTTTAATATTTTTCAATATAAAAATAAATCTAAAGAATGGCAGTAAGCATTGAAAAGAAATATCAGAAACTTACAGATACAGAACATGTATTACTTAGACCAGGTATGTACATTGGTTCTGTTAAGCCGCATACTGAGGAAGTTTATCTGTTAGATAGAAGAAGTTGGAAATTAATCCCTAAAGAGATTACCTACAATCCAGGTTTCCTTAAACTCTTTGACGAGATTGTTTCTAATTCTGTAGATGAGCATAAGAGAAATGTTAAACTTAATCAAGTAAAGGTTAACATTGATATTAAAACAAATAAGATATCAATCTGGGATAATGGTGGTATTCCTGTAGAAATTCATAAAGAGTATAATGAGTGGGTACCTGAAATGATTTTCAGTAACCTAAAGACAGGAAGTAATTTTGATGATACTGAAGAAAGAACAGTTGTAGGAACTAATGGTGTAGGTAGTACATTAACAAATATATTCAGTAAAGAATTTACAATTGATACCTGTGATAAGAAGAAAAGATTTACACAAACCTTTTCAAATAATATGGCAAAGAAAACTAAACCTGCCATAAAACCACAAAAGAAAGGATTTACTGAAATTTCATACATTGCCGATTTTAAAAGATTTGGTATGAGTAAGATTGATAAAGCTTCAATTCAAATGATTGAAAAAAGGCTTTATGATATTGCTGCATGTAATCCTAAATTAAAAATCTGGTTAAACGGAGATCCTATTACATTTAAATCTTTTAAAGAATACTCTGAATTATATACCACACCAGTATTTTATGAACAATCAGAAAATTGGCAAATAGGAATAGGTCATTCTACCTCAGGGTTTAAAGCTATCTCATTTGTAAATTCTGTTGAAACAAAAGATGGTGGTAAGCATGTAGATAACATCACTTGGCAAATTACACAATTTCTTAGGGATAAGATTAAAAGAAAGCATAGAGTTGATGTAAAGCCATCAGAACTAAAAAATCACTTATACCTTTTTATTAATAGTA